ACTGCACACCGTTGATCTCAAAGAAATGCCGACCACCGATCGCGCCAACCTTTTCCCAACGAAGGTTCAAAGTTTCGCGCTCACGAAAGGGAGAAATCCCATGAGTCCACTTGCGACCCGACCGAAGTTCGAAAGCACCGCCAGAAAGATTCGTAATCATTTCATTTCCTTTTCTCATCTTATATTCCACTCTACCTTAAAAATGAGAAAATGTCAAGCCCTTTTTTTTAATTTTTATACGGATCGTAGGTTCTACCCCATAACCAACCAGATGGTAACACAAAAGTTCTTGTATCAACCAGATGCGTTTTTCCCGAGGGTTCAACACACCACTTCCTGGTTCGCATTTTTTGCATGACACTCATCTTACGGCGAGTTTCGTAGGAATGTCTCCGATTATACATCGGATTGTTTTCTCCTCGTCGAGTTCCTCGCATCTTCCTGCTTATTTTAGCACGATGTTCTGGGGATAGTCCACCAGCATTAGGATTATTATCTCCCAATTTTGCTTCAGCGATTTTTCTGCGACCTTCATCCGTATGCCACTTAGTTCTTTTTCGCGAAACCTTGTCATGAACCTTAGTAATACGTTGTTGCTTTTCTGCAGTAGAACGTAGCAACTCAATATTGGTTGTTTGTAGGATCAATTCGCGTGGTTTGGGAACCACGTTTGGGTCTTTAACAATCCACAATTCTGTCCTGTTTAGAAACAGAAAGTATTTCAAGCAACACCCCTGTCAATCAGCGTAAGTTCATGTTCACGATCAATATACTTAAATTCAACATGATGCGGATCGAATTCTCGAAGGGCAGCAAAGACATCATCAATGTTCAGAGTAGAACATGTGTAAACATCCAGTTGCATAAGAGCAGGTTCTACTTCATCCCATACATGCATTGCAATATGTGATGTTTCGATAATTGTAACTGCGGTCAATCCACGGTTACCGACCATGTCAGAGTAAACTGCATATGGTCCCATAAGAATCTTCATGCCAATAGTGTCGACTAAAGTTTTCATCCAATCCTGAATTGCTTCTGCGCATTTCGGTGGATTGTTCAGTTCTGCTCTCACAATAAGATGCTTATGCTCTAAGATTTGCCCCATTTCTGTTCCCTGACTTCTGGTGGAAAGAATTTATTTATAAGGTCGTTGAGGACTTTTTTGGCGACTTCTTCTTCTTAACCTCGGGTGCCTGCCATCCAACTAGAAAATCGGGAAGAACTTCAGCGAGTTTAGGATATACAGAAAGAAGTTCTTGATCCTTGATCAAGTCAAGCAATTCATATTCCTTAGCATGCACACCTTGACAAATCTGCATCCAGATTTCTTCTCTGCGCCACTGCCCAAGGTTCTTCGCACTTCCCTCTGGCAACAGAGTTAGGATACGACGAAACTCTTGCGTGATTGTGGTATCTGCCATGTTGGAAGGAATACCATCATCCTTATAGGGTGTCTTACCCTCAGGAAGATTGCATGGACCTTGCTCGTAACCTACACCCCAAGCAACAAAACGCATGAGAATAGAGTTGCCAAGAGAAATTGCTCTGACACGCTCGCGTAGTTCGTCAGTAGTTTCTGCCTCGTGCGCCCAATCAAGCGCCTCGTTGAGTTGCCTAAATTTTTTTGGCGGTAGTCTTTGTGCCATTTTCAATTTTCTTTCTTAGATTTGTGGTACTAAAATCGTGTCGGCGAGAGTTGTAGTAGATCTCCATTGGCAGATCACTACCCGTAAAGTTCTTGCCAAAATATTCCTGCCCGATGATACGAACATCCCAGTTATACGACCTTAAAATGTTAAGAAGATCTTCCTCGGTCGCGTATGGAATAATCTGATCAACATACTTACAACCCTCTACCTGAACCCACCGTTCAAAGATGGACTGAACAGGTTTGTTCTTCTCTGGTCGATCAATTGTCGGATCAGTTTGTAGTGCTACAACCAGACGGTCGCACTGCTCCTTTGCTTCTTGTAGCATAAGGACATGACCTGCATGGAACAGGTCAAAACAACTTGCAGTAATACCAACTCTCTCAGAACTCATCGACCAACTCAATCATTTGCTTCATACGGTTTGCAATAAAATAATTCAACAGACCAGAACGATCTCCACCCTTCTGTTTCTCATAACTATCTATAATGGCATCTTTGATGTCATCTGGGATACGAGACAGATCGACCAGTTCACGGTTGCGCTGGAAATTGCGCCACATCTCATCATTGGTGATGAAGTCTTCAGGTTTCTGCGTCTTCCACTCAGCAAGTTTATCCTTACGAATAGGACGTTGACGCTGACCATTCACGAAGGTATCATCATCAGATAAGATGTTGGGAACACCGTCACCCTTATCGCCCATGATAATATGTTCCATCAGAACTGCCTCGGGAGTTTCAGTCAGTTTGATAAACTTCTTCTGCACAGGTGCATACTGCTTGACGTTCGACCACTTCTGCAACTGTTCGAAGTCATGGTCACCAGACAGAACAAGGAAAGGTTCGGCACCAGGCAACAGACCATCGGTGTTCGAAGTCTGCGAATACTCAGCAAGAGTTGCAATAACATCGTCCGCTTCTGCACCATCAACGTCGATGACAGGATAAGGGAAGTGTTCCGAAAGTTCGTTGCGAATCTGGTGAAGTGCCTCGAAAATAGCAGACCAGTCGAACCCAGACTCCTGACGTGCCTTCTTACGATTCGCCTTATAGTTCGGGAAATACTGACGACGCCAGTAGTGACGGTTGTCACAAGCAATCACAATATCACCAAAGTCAGCACCAAACTTCTTCTTATACGAGCGAATGGCATTGATGATCATATGACGAATCAGTGGAAGATTAACTTCCACATCACGGCGACCACCTAGTTCTGCCATCATGCTACTAATAGCAGTCTGATTAAAATCTACAACAATCATTCTTCTACACCTTCATTACTAACTGTAAGACCTTCTCGCACATTGTCAAGCAGATTAATCTCAGGGCATTCCACCCCTGCTTGTCTCATATACAATCCAGTAATCATAACAGCGATAACGGCAGCATCGGAATGAAACTTCTCATTCTTCAGACCAACCTTCTTTTCTGCTGCCATCAGAATACCGCGAAGGCAAGCACCAGCAAATGCCTCCGCGTCTTGATATGCTGCATATTCAGTGGCACCTTCCAAGAAATAACTCAGAGATTCTTGATCGATATCTCTAGTAGTCGTCTTGGGTTTAAGGTATGTTACGTTATCGCTGTTATCGTTCATTAAAATACTTTCAAAATTAAGGTCGTTGCAGTAAGACGTGCACGAACTGGTGCAGGTTTACTCTTAATGGCAGAATACCATTTTGTCAAGTCTTTTTTCGCAGTAGCAGAAAATTCTTTTACCTGAACCTCAGGTTTACGGAGCAGACGAGAAGTTGACATTGTCTCGTCAAACCCAACCAGTGCTGCACCCTTGACAGTGATGCTACCACTTACTGGACTGTAGAACCTCGAAATCTTACGAGTCTTGGTGTCATAGGTCCAGACTTCTCCGCAATTCAGCAGATTGATAGGATCAACGCTCGTGATATCCAGTTCGGTATCATTCGCGAGAAACTTCAGATTGCGAACCAACTTGGTCTTATCCTTTGGTTTCTTCTTACGAACCTTAGCAACCTGCTTGCTGACATGAGACTTCTTGAGGTCATTGATGTAGGATTCGAGCAACTTGACGATATCCTTGACAATCTTCATACCAGACAGGTGCTCATAACTCTCGAGCAACTGCGACTGCATGTCAGTAAGTTGACCCTTCGGTAGTCGACGCACCTCGACAAGTTCGGAAAATTCAGCAAGCATCGGTTCGATCTTTGCAATGCAGTCGAGATAGTGCTTGTCTGTCATGCGGTATGGCATAAGAATCTGACCCATAGTCTTGGTATCTTCACCAATGATAAGATTCTCAATCTCGTCGTCAACATCCGAAACGATAAAGTTCGGTGCGAGCGGCAAGACTTTAGTAATCTTTACTACGGGTTCAGCAGCAGCATCTTCTTCTTCGAGTTTGATGCGCTTGTTGGCAGTTTCCTCAACCTTTTCCCAGATACGCGACTTATGTTCGTCGGAAACTGGGAAACCACGCATGGCAATACGAGCAGTATTGGCATAGGTGCGAGGGATGAGTTTGTCAGGAATCTTGCTGAGAGTCTTCAGTTTATCCTTATCGGTCTTGAACCAATCGGCGAGAAATGCACGGCAGTCCTTTGCCTCAACGATATAACTATACCAGTTGAGTGCATTACCAAATTCTGCCTGATAGTTAGTTGGTTCGTAACCATCTACCCAGACAGGTTCTGTGCCAAGATACTTGGATTCAGAAATCGGAACTTTAAACTTGTGCATATTATCACCTTTCTTCATAATATATTCACTCTACTATATTTTTACAGAAAAGTCAAGCCCCAAAACGAACTGATGTAATTTTATCATATCGAAATGACCGCCACTCGCTGACATCGAGATCCCAGACTGCAAGAGTTTCGCCACTGGGAACCTTGGTCGGCGTTCCCTTTTCACTATATGGGGGAACAACACTTTCTTGGAGAGTGCAACGCATCACACGATGCTGCCCGTTTGCCTTTGTAAATTCGACAATCGCTTCACCCTTCTTCAGTGTTGCCTTCAAATTATCACGCCATTCTTGATTCGCTGTATCCATCACATTTTCCTTACATTGTTTTTGTCTATCATAATTTTATCATCGCGCCACGATCTTCTAGGAGGATCTGGTGCTGGTATGTCGTGTGTCGATATACCTTTATCTTCGTGCTTAGCAAACGAAAAGAAGTCAGGTGCCTCGACCACTGGTTTCTTTTTCGGTTTGCGTTTCTTGACAACCTTTTTCGGTGCCTCTGTTGGTGGTGTTGGTTCAACCTCATCAACAACGACATAGTCTACTATACTATTTTCTTCTTTGTTTGTCAAGCTTAAAAATGTCATATTCGCAGCAATAATTAATAAAATTGCTAGAGGGTCGAACACGAAGATGAGAACAATGATCATCATGCGCACTGCTTTATCGATAGTAGCATTATCACCACTACCGTAGAACAGTTCCGCGACGTATTTGATTGGACCTACTTCTGCTTCGAGTTTGAGATTTTCAGTTTTGAGCGGTATGAGATCAGTCTCAATAGTCTCAATGTCTGCAGTCGCACTCTTAATTTCCGCATCCAAGGACGCACGTTCCCTTTTCTGTCGGGTTCTAATAAAATTAGCATCCAGCACATCTTCTGCAGTAGTGAGTCTGTCCAGAGTATCCAAAGATGTTTGCGCATTCTTTAGTCTCCTTTCTGCTGATTCTTTTTTGCTCTCGAGTTGCTCGATTTTTAGTTGTGCCGATCCACCGACAGTGGTATGTTCAATATGTGCTTTACTGAGATAACCGAATACGCCCATACTCGTGATAAACGAGAGAGTGCAAACTGCTATCGTGAAGTATGTTTTCAACAGTTTGTTGGCAGTTTTCCAGTTGCGATACACCCAACTCGCAGTAACGAGTTTAGCGACTTCAAGCACCCCACCCATAGCAGCGACTGCGATAGGTGATGCAGGGAAAATTGCCATCAAACCCAATATCGAAAAGTAACCAGCGACACCAGTAATTGCTAGTGCCACTAGCATTAAGAGTGCTGCGAAAAACATCCAGGTCTCCAATCAGGTAATTTTAGATCTTTCAAATGGTCTAAGCGTAATCTTACATTCCACATCTGGTTTATGCAACGTTCATCAAGTCGATGCTCCCATTGTAATATATGTTCGACTGCTTTGGCATGCGATTTGCTGTCGTATTCAGCGACAACTTCCTTGCGCATCTCGCCTTCATAGTTAGTCACATAAGAGGAACTCCCGAAATACTTTTCGAAAAGTTTCTCTGTCTTACATGAATACCCAATATAAAATTTGCCGTCGTCAAAGTAAGTGCAGTATACACGATGCACTTTCTTCGGCGACGGCTTACGTTTTTTCTTAACTGTCATAATCTACTCCGAAGTAGACTATTTATTCCTCATCATAGTAGTCGTCAAAATCTAGATCTTCTTCTTCCTCAATCACGGTCGACCCGCAGAACGGACAGTGTTTTACCTTGTAATAGTCAGTGTCTAGATCGTGATCAACTGTAAACACAGCATCACATGAATAGCATTCCATCTCTTCCATTAGACGTCTTCAGTAACAACATTATAGGTGATATTGTGTTGATTGCAGTATGCAATAACATCACTCATTACTGACTGTGTCAGATTAGCAAACTCAGTATACGCAGTTTCATCAGGGAATGTGACAATTGACGTTAGAGTGGTATCTGTCTTGGATACCGAAGAAGTTATACTAGGATTAGAAATGATAAACTGTAGTCTATCGTTCCATGCTTGGTTATTTGCTGCGGCAGATGTCTCAAAATACCATTGCGTATTTGAATCCGCCCTTGTTGAAGTATATGTTACTCTTTTGCCCATCTTAGTTTCCTATTCTGTGAATGGATATTGCATAACGATCAGAAGTTATATTCTCTGCATTATGTTTGACGTCAACTATAAGTTTATGCCAGCGTTTCTGTTCAATAATATGCTGTTCAATTACTTGATTATTTTCGTCATACCATTTAGTAATGACGTTATCACCACCCAATTCTATTATATAGTTTATTGCAGTTTTTCGTCCAAAATCAGTATGTATACCGAGATTCTTTCCGATATACTGATAAAAAATATGTCCAGTTATATCAAAATCAAAATATGGTTGCAACAAATTAATTATTCTAGTGTCAGTCAACTGCCGTAGGTAATATAAATTCATCTCTTCCAAAACAGGAGGAGAATATGGAGGAAGTTGTTTGATTTCTTCTAGACTTGGCAACCACTCATCAGGAATGGAAGGCAAGTCTAGATACTCAAGCAGCGACACCCCAGACGTCATCCCATTTACCTGAGAGAGCACCCTTCGCATAGTCAGTGGCACGATTTTCGAAGAAGTTGGTATGCGTAGGAGCATTGATCATTTCTTCGACCCACGGCAGAGGATTCTTCTTTACCTTGAAGATACCCTTGAGTCCAAGACTGATAAGTCTACGATCGCAAATATAACGAATATACTTCTTTACATCTTCTTCAGTAAGATCTTCCATTCCGCCCATAGAGAACGAAAGTTCGATAAACTTGTCTTCGAGTTCAACCATGCGCTCAGCAATCGTATAGATCTGAGACTTCAGATCGTCATTCCACAATTCACGATTTTCTTCAACATACGCACGGAACAACTTGATCATCGACTCGGCATGTTGCGTTTCATCAACAATCGACCAAGTAACGATCTGCCCCATACCCTTCATTTTTCCGTGACGAGGGAAGTTGAGGAGCATGATGAAGGACGAGAACAGTTGCATACCCTCAGTGAACGCACTAAATGCAGCGATATTGGTTGCGACCGATTCAGGTGTTCCATTTGCATTCGACAGATCTGTAAAGTAGTCGTGTTTTGCTCGCATTGAGTCGTATTCGAGGAATTCCTGATACGTTGCTTCTGGCATACCCAGAGTTTCAATGAGGTGAGAATACGCTGCAACATGGAGTGCCTCCCGTGCCGCAAAACCCATCAACATCATACGAATTTCAGGTTGAGGGAAATACGGTAGATAGTTCTTTACATATCCACCAGCAACATCGATGTCGCCCTGTGTAAAGAAGCGGAAAATGTTAGTAAGGAAATGCTTTTCACCATCGGTGAGTCGCTTCTTCCAATCGTTGACGTCTTCGAGCATTGGCACTTCGGTGTGTAACCAGTGCGACTGCTCATGCTTTAACCACGCATCATACGCCCATGGATAATTGAACGGTTTGAAATACGCTCTTTCTGTCATCAAACTCATACTGTTGCTGCCCACTTCACTAAATCATCATAACCACCAACATGTTCACCGTTGACCCAAATTTGCGGGACGGTCTTAACGTCAGGTAACTGTGCTGTAATGTCTTCCCAAAGACAATCTTGACCAACTACCATCTCGGTATATTGGATATCCATACCCTGCATAAACTCTTTTGCTAGAGTGCAGTAGGGGCAATCAGGTTTTGATACTATTTGTGCAAAATACATTTTTGTCTCCTTATTATCCCTCACATGCCACACAGGTGTCACCGTCGATCATTGCCTTAAAGTCGATTTCCTTAATCGCTTCTCGCTCGATACGCTTAGAAACCTTGTCTGCCTTGCCGATCTTCTCAGAACGACAGTAGTATAGAGTCTTCAGACCTTGCTTCCATGCAAGATAATGGACTGCGTGTAGATATTTAATATTTGCGTCGGGACGGAAGAATAGATTGAGGGACTGCGCCTGATCAATAAACTTCTGTCTGTCTGCTGCGTGCTCAATAACCCAACGTTGATCAATTTCCATGGAGGTCTTGAATACTTCCTTGGTAATTTGATCCATCCAAGTTAGATGCTGGACCGAACCATCATTGGCGATAATCGAAGACCAAGTCTCGTCATACCAACCTTCTTTGTGATTCGCTGCTTCTATTTTGACGATAAAGTCAAGGTATTTATTCTTATTAAGAAATGAACCCGACAATGTATCTTGGCGATACGCATTTGCTCGCCACGGTTCAATCGAAGGACTGGTATTGCCCATAATGATTGACGAAGATGCGTTTGGCGCGATTGCCTGCATATGAGAGAAACGTCGACCTGTTCCAGCAGCATCAGGTGCTTCGCCACGTTCTGCGCCAAGTTCTAGATTAGCAGCATCTAGACGAGTCTTGATATGCTTGAAGATACGCATATTAGTTCCCTTGGCAACTGCCGACTCCCAAGCAATATTCTTGCGTTGCAGATAGGCATGGAAACCTAGCGCGCCAATACCTATAGAACGTTCGCGCTTTGCCGAGTAGATCGCACGAGCAACCTGCTTTGGTGCATTGTCAATAAAATATTGCAACACATTGTCGAGCATTTCTGCCATGTCCTTGAGGAACAATGGATCCTTCGACCATGCATCATAATATTCTAGATTAACTGATGACAAGCAACAAACAGCAGTACGCTTCTTGTCAGTTGGGAGAATAATTTCCGAGCAGAGATTCGACTGATGAATCTTCAGACCGAGATCCTTCTGGAACTGTGGCATTGCGCGATTAGATGCATCGATGAAGTGAATATACGGTTCACCTGTCATCATGCGCAATTCAAGAATCTTCTGCCATAGTTCCTTAGCGGAAACTGTGTCACGGATTTCACCCGACTTAGGATCGGTGAGATTCCAACTGTCGTCGGCATCCTTGTCAGTCATGCAACGTTCAATGATTTCCATGAAATCATCGGTGATGTTCACACCATGGTGCAGATTGAGTGCACGCATGTTGGGATCACCCGTTGGTTTGCGCATTTCTAGAAATAACCCAACATCAGGATGACTGATATCAAGATAAGCAGCATAACTACCTCGTCTGGTTCTTCCTTGACGGTATGCCATAGAAGAAGCATCGTAAGTGCGAAGGTGAGGCATGACGCCAGTAGACTTGTCATCGGCAGCCCGAATACCAAACCCAATGCCAACGCCACCACCAAGCATAGATAACCAATTTGTTTCAGATAGATTGTCAACTAGTCCCTCCGCAGTGTCATCAATAAAATTTAGGAAGCATGAAATAGGCATACCACGCTTGGATCGACCGAACGAGAGGATGGGAGTTGCGTACGACAACCAGTGCTTTGACGAGTATTCATACAAACGTTGCGCATGTTCAGGGTTTGACCCAAAGGTGCTTGAAACATAAGCGAAACGATGCTGAGGAGAAGTTTCTTCCTCGCGCATGTATGATTCTTCTAGTCTCTGGATACCAAGTTTGTCAAACAGGGAGTCGCGTGATAAATCGATTTCAATACCCAGATAGTTTTCTTTTGCCATTTATAGTCCCTGTTCCTTCAATACTCGGTCAATGTCTGGTTTAAAGTAAGTATCTGGTTTCAGAATCTTACCGTCTGCTCGCTTCTTAATCTTACCACCCTCAGAAACCTTGCTCATGTTAGAAGCACGAACTTCTTCCCAGACCTTATTAAAGTCAATTCCTAGAGTTGTAAACAATCCTTGGACAACCCACACTAGGTCGGCACCACCGTCAGCAATGTCTCCGATATGGCGACGAAGAAATCCGTCACAAAGTTCACGAAATTCTTCATCAATCAGGTCAATATATAGGCGTGCCTGCGCCATGTTATCTTCGTTTAGATGAGGAGTCTTGCCAACATACTGATCAGCAGCTGCCATAAATTCGGTAACATCTTTTTGGTTATTCATAATATTTTCTTCTTTCCTTAATGTAAAACTGCCATCTTCATTTTCAATCCAGATGATATCATCTCCAGGTTTCCAACCTACTTGTTCAAAAACATCAGACTCCAAATAATAAAAATCTTCTTCTTCGTTATATTTTACAACTGCAGTTTCTTGCGGGTTTCCAGACTCAAAATTTGGCCGCGAAAAAATCACGTCCCGAGAATTTTGAAACTTTTTTCCAGATTGGGTCAAGGTAGTTTTCTTTCGAACTCTGCCCATGCTGCCATGTCATCTAGTGCCTTGATAACATCGGGGAAGTGTTGACCAATAATCTCCCAGCACTGCTCGGCGACGATACGGTGTTCTTTTTGCGTTGCCTTATCCATGCGCAACTGACAATAGTGAACCCACGACCGAAGCGAACCTGCCATGATGATAGTTGACTCGGTGTTTCCTTCAGGCAGAACAGCACGTGCCTGTTCCTTTGCGATACCACGCTCAATCGCCCACTGGTATGCCATCTTAGCAGCATTAGTTGCTTGCTTCTGCATTACATTCCACTCTTCGGCGAGTCGGTTCTCGTCAGGTGTCAGTTCGACTGAGTTCTGTCGGTTCTTGGCATCCTGCAGGCGTGCTTCCCGTACAACAAATCCCAGATCCTGGGTTGGATCGGCGTAACGCTGACTGTACTCTTGGAATGAGAAAGAACGATGCCGCAAAATCTGGCGGGCAATATCTCTTGTTGTTTTAATTTCCATTGATACATGGACCATCTCCAGTGGTGACCAGTGCTGGTTCTGAATTAAATATCGAACCAGTTTAGGTGCTGTTGCTGTGTTGTTTTGGTTTGAAGGATTAGATACTCTTGCTGCCCATGCAACCAATTCATTGGCAGTGTTACATTCTGTATATGCACTCGGTTTTGTAAGACCGATAAGATTCACTTCACTCATTAAAATAGATCCTCCAAATTTGATTCAGTTAGTTGTAGATAATAGGGTTTCTTGGCGCGAATCATTTCGTCGACCATGTTTCTTGTTCCGGCAGACTTACCATCCCAAATGATAACTGCAGCATCAGCATACTTTGCCATCTCGCGATTACGAATTGGTCCTGCTGCCTTGCCATCTCTATTCCAGTTTGCTGGCATTTGTTTAACTGGTATGTTATTAGTTGTCGCCCAGCGTTCTCCTAGATTGTCAACACCAGTTGCCATACCACAAACAACTTCGGTGACTGTATATCCGCACCGTTGCATTGCTTCTGTCACTAAGAGGTAATTATCAAGAGTGCGCGAACCTGCAATAATCACTCTCATTCAACTCTCCATGATGTTGTATTCAGTTTAATATTAGTCGGCCAATCACCCTCGGTAAATGACTTGTCGTGGAACCGCAGTTCATTTGTTGGCATGATACACAGTCTGCCATTGTCCAGTTCTATAAACATAAACTCTTTAGACTGGGATGGATGCATACTGTAACCATCATTCATCGGAATAGCAGTGAACAGGTAGCGACCAAACTCTCCACTACTGCGGATCTCTGCTCGTTGGGTGTTTAGGTAATCATAACTGACAACTGAGAACTGATCACCATAACAATCCCATATCTGCGTATCTTCAAGTTTCCAAAATGGTGCTGGGTCTGTAGAAAATGCTAGAGCATGCGGAGGAACACTGCGCCAGACGGCACCACATTCCAACATCACATGACATCCCCACGAATGTCCAGGTTTTGAATGTAATGCAAACCAGATACAAGGTTCAAAGGTGTATGGTTCTACGCCCTTGCGAATAAAAGATGAGTCTACCCAACAGTAGATGTGATGCGGAATGTTTCCTGAACCAGTATAAAGCATTACTCGACTTCGAAGACCTTGACCTTCTGGAACTGAGTCTTGCTTACAAAACCAATACCAAGAAGATGATCAACACGAGCGGAAGCATCAGCATAATCAACATAGATTCCGTCATTAAACCACCACCAACGATCAAGTCCGAGGATCCAACGAGGTGCGCGACGGTACTCGACCAACCACTTACCATCTGTTCTGAATATACGTAACTTCGTGATTTTAATATGGTCGAATTCTACACCATATTCGTTAGCGACAAGTTCGCTCATACTTTCCTCCACATGGCATACCTTGCCTTTGCTGCTAGACCTTGAAACGTATTATCATTTATAATACCTTGAATTTCACCAGAAGTCAATCCATTTTCAATCATCTCATTAATATCTTTACCAGGAACATCTGGCCAGATTACGATCTTATATCCCTGCTCAATATACTTATTCATCAACTTACCGACATCTCGATTCTTCGGTTGATTGTCAAAAATAATTGTTACTTTTTCTTTTTGTATCGGGAGTTGGTCGATTTTTCCGAATGATGTTCCAGCACAAGCGATAGAATTATCCAGAAAAAGGGAGTCAAGAGGCCCTTCGACGACGAGTATTTCTTTTGTAGGGTCGACCTGATCCAGACCGAAAATCGATGGCGCATCTTCATCTACCTTAACATTAATATAACGTAACGACTCGCCTCTGATTCCGCGAAGGCTAATAACAAGGAGTTTACCACTGCCATCAAAAAAAGGTATCGCGAGACGAGGTTCTTCCGTGACGATCGACTCTTTGTATTTGTCATTAAGTTGAACGACATCTTTAACATTACGTATGAAATACAACCGACTAAAAGCATCGCGAGGGATTTTGCGGTTAGTAACATATTGGATTACCTCATGATCATCGGGCAGTGTATCGAGACGATCCATAATCGAGTCGATAAGTTTTGGTTCTGGTTTCTTATTGAATTTAGGTTCTTCGAATTTTAATACGGACTCAACATTCTTATGCGCTGTAGCATTGGGAGTTTTACCCTCTGCGTAGCGCTCAACAACATATTGTCCATACTGATTGGGGTCAAAGTTCTTCAGGAATGTTCCAAAGTGCTGACCTGCACCACAGTTATGGCACTTGTAATATAGATCGTTCTTACCACGGTAGAAATATCCACGAGACTTCTTTTTATTACGCGAGGAATCGCCACAGATTGGACACCTGCAGTTATATAGATCCTGCGATTTTTTCTTGAAGTTCTCGAGGCGATGTGAGATCGCATGGAGATACTTGATGTCAATATATAAACTCATAATATAGTTATACCCGATTTCATCGGAGAAGTAAAGGGATTTATCCGATATATTTCATCAACATTGGAAGTATCTTGGTAATGATAGCACCGATGACGATACCACCACCAATCATAATATACTTCGTTTTTTCCAGTTTGTCAATACGGTTTTTATGTTTTTCTTCTTCTTTATCGACAGAAGTTTTTAGTTCTTTGATAGCAGCAAGCATCTTGTCTTCAGTGGACTGAATTTTCGCTTCAAGTTCACGAGTGGTTGTTGTGATACGCGAATGTAACTCGGCGTTACTTGCCTTAGTTTCTTGTCTGTGCACTTCTAAACTCGTGTAGATGTCTTCGTTGACTGTTTCTTGCGCCTCGAGTTTGGTGTCGTGGACAGCGAGCATCTTATTGATGCAGTTGGAAACATCGCCAATCTTTTCGATGGCGAGATCGAGGCGACCGAACACAACCTGAATTTGCTTCAGGTCATGCTCGATTACCGCGACTTTAGTTTCCAGAGAATCCAATTACTTTGCCTTTGGTTTACGACCGCGAGTTTTCTTTACTGCAGTCTCGACCTTTTCTTTGACTTCCTTTACCTTTACCTCTGCCTTATCGACAGCGATATTGATTTCGGCGAGGTCGATCTTACCGTCCTTATTAGCATCAACGAAACCAAACAGTTTCTTTAGTGCGTCTTTAATTTTAGTTAGCATATTTCTTATCCCCATGCTGCGTATTGTTTAGTTTTTTTAATGCGGTCATCAAGACCATGCGTTCCACCATTTACACGACGAGTAATCTGACCAATAACTGCATCGGTAACACCCTTGTCGGCGATTGCGAACAGACCGTTCTTGTTGAAGAACCATAGTGCTGATTCGAATGCGAGTTCGGTTGCTACGATGTCAGGATTTGTCAGAACATCAGGGCGACCGATGTCTTGAGCGAATTGAGTATAGTTGCTCTTACCAGTTAACTGGATCGGACCACGTCCACGGAACTTCCATCCATCACCCGATGACTCTGGTCCATTACCCATACGATTAGCATAGACCTTGTTAGCAATCTTTTCTGGCTTACGAGCATACCCAGCAGTCGATGCGATTGTCGGGAAATACTTCTTGAAGATACCATTAAGACCCTTGTCGCTGTAGTTTAGGTTTTCTGAGAACACCTTGAAACCACCTGACTCGTGAGCACACTGACCAAAGAAGTGCGCTGCTTGAGCAGTCGATAGTTTGAAGTAATCTCTCGCTGCCTTAAATGTTCCTGGACCCCACTTACCATCAGCGGCAACACCACATTTTGCCTGTAGCGATTGCATTGGTCCAAGACCAGCAACTGATGTTGTTTGGACTGCTGCCTTAGCAACCTGTGCCACTGCTTCTACAACAGGAGCACCTGCTTCTCTGGTTGTGCTTGGATCGAAATCCTTGACTGGTGTATACTTTGTTCCACCTGCCTTAGACTTGGTAGCAATCAGACGCTGCTTACGGTTGCCACCTTCCTTCTTAATTGAAGCATGGACCCAACCAGAGTTCTTGTCACCTGACGAATAGAATTCCAGGATGACTTGGTCAAACTCTAGATTGTCAGCAACCCAGTCAGCAACCTTCTTGTTGTCAACACCCTTGACTTCAAAGTCAATCGCTTGACCATTAACGTGCTGAGAAGTAGCAGATCCACCAACTGCCTTGTTGACAAGTGGTGCACGATACGAAGAGTTGATTGTTACTGGACCAAACTTAGCACGAACAGGTTCGAGAATCTTTTCACAACAGTAGCGCATATTCTCAATGTGAGCAGCAGTTGGTGTGTTAGGAATACCAAGACGCTTTGCGGTTGGCGATACAATCATTTCTGCGAGAGTAAAATGTTCAGTTAGTTGTGTCATTATCTTACTCCTTAGAATGGACCGAAGTCGTCATCGCTATCTTTATACTTATCGATAGCAGCCATTAGTTTGATTTCTGTATCCGCCTCGATCGACTCTGCCTGAGCATTAATTACATGCGCTTCTGCCAGTGCTTTATGATCAGTCTTACCGAGTTCTTGAACCTTTACATTAGGATCGAATTCAGAAGTCTTCATACCCATCATAGTTGCGAACGCACCAACGAACGCACCAACAATGGTAGAGAATGCAGGACCAATGATCTTAAAGATTTCATTGTTGTCGACCACCTCATTAGGAACAAAGAGACCGATCATCATAGTTACAACAACTGACATCATAATGATGCCGAGAATAGCTGCGGCCATCTTCATAATGGTAAGTTGAATCTTACCCTTTTCAATTTCTAGTTCTTGAAGGGTATCAATTTCTTTACCCACCGAGAAAAAATTTAACAAACTCATTGTGCATTCCTTCTTATAATTTTATTCTTTTTGCGCCACTTCTTCTGAGCAGCTTTTGAAACTCCAGGTTCTGCCTGATTAGATTTGGTTGGATGTTCAATACCGATACCAGCAACATTACCACCAGCAACGCCCATCTCTTCCACGAACTGAGAAAATGTTTTCAGTTTGATAGTTGTTAATTCTTCTGCCAATTCCTTGACATCTTCTCTTTCTTGTGTCATGTAGAAAAGTTCCTCTAAAATATCTTCTTCATATTCTACACCTTCTCTTACTAGCGCAACAGCAGTCGCGAACGAGAGAAAGTTTTTATTGTCCATTGGAACTTTTTCGATAATTCTTTTTAGACGAAACACCATTCGGTGGAGCAGACTATATGCTTCTTGTTCCTCTGTAGTATTTAGATCGCGTTCCTTTTTAAGAACATTACCATGTTTGTCGATGATACCTAAACGAAATGCATCCTGCTGATCAAATGGTGTAGTCAGCAGACGCAATATTCTATAGGTAATTAAACTATCAACAAATCTAGACATTAAGTTCCCTTAATTTACTTACAATAGTTTGATCCAAATTTATTTCGACCAAAGAACTATCAGGCATTCTATTTAGGAAAACAAGAAATGTTTTCAAATAAGACCAATATTTTTGCTCTATTTTGTAGAACAACATTCTAGTAGCAGCATTACCGAATACGTTGTAAAGAATT